TGCGGATGGGACGGTTGCTTAAACGGTATCCCCCGCGAACATTTTTTATTTTTTTCTTTTTTTATGATCAAAATAATTATTTTTATCTTAGTCGTAGTTTTTATAATTAACCTGATATTTGATTAATGCAAACAACAATATATAAACCAGAAGACGAACAGCAATTAATGTCAGTATTATGGAGTCCGACATTAAGAGATAATCCTCTGGCTTTTGTTAAGTATTTATTTCCTTGGGGAGTTAAAGGTACTCCACTGGAGCATTTCTCTGGCCCAAGAAAATGGCAGCGTGAGGTATTGCAAGATATTACCGACCATATTGCATCGAATAATAATAAATCAATTAATACCTCCAACGAGGAAATAATGTACAAGGTATTGCAGGAGGCAATAGCTTCTGGTCGTGGTATTGGTAAGTCAGCATTAGTGTCATGGCTGACTATATGGATGGTGTCAACGAGGATTGGCTCGACGACCATTATTTCGGCGAACTCGGAGAACCAGTTGCGCTCAATTACTTGGGCTGAGATTACCAAGTGGTTGGCGATGGGGTTGAACTCGCATTGGTTTGAGATATCGGCGACGAAGGTGGCACCGGCCAAGTGGTTGACGGATTTGGTGGAGAGTGATTTGAAGAAGGGGACGCGGTACTGGGCGATTGAGGGTCGGTTGTGGAGTGAGGAGAACCCGGATGCTTATGCTGGTGTGCATAACTTTGATGGTGTGATGGTGATATTTGATGAGGCGAGTGGTATTGCTGATCCGATTTGGTCGGTCACTGGTGGGTTTTTCACGGAGAACACGCCGAATCGTTTCTGGCTGGCGTTTTCTAATCCACGGCGCAATAGTGGGTATTTTTATGAGTGCTTCAATGCCAAGAGGGCGTTTTGGAAGACAAAGCAGATTGATGCCAGGACGGTGGAGGGGACGGACAAGGCGGTGTATCAGCAGATTGTGGCGGAGTATGGGGAAGACTCGGCGGTGGCTAGGGTTGAGGTGTATGGTGAGTTTCCGAAGAATGGGGATGGTCAGTTTATAAGTCCGGCGTTGGTGGATGAGGCGATGCAGAGGGAGAAGTGGAAGGATGTGAGTGCGGCGATTGTGGTGGGGGTTGACCCTGCGCGGAGTGGTGCGGATAGTACGGTGATTGCGGTGAGGCAGGGAAGGGATATTTTGGAGATTCGGAGGTACAGGGGTGATGACACGATGACGGTGGTGGGTCATGTGATTGAGGTGATTGCTGAGTACAGGCCGTCGATGGTGATGATTGATGAGGGTGGGCTGGGGTATGGGATACTTGATAGGTTGGTGGAGCAGAAGTACAAGGTGAGGGGTGTGAACTTTGGTTGGAAGTCAAGTAAGCCGATAATGTGGGGGAATAAGAGGGCTGAGATTTGGGGGATGATGCGGGATTGGTTGAGGTCGGCGAGTATTCCGCTGGACAAGCAGTTGATGAATGACTTGACTGGGCCGAGGATCAAGCCTGATTCGTCGGGTACGATATTTCTGGAGAGTAAGAAGGAGATGAGGTCTAGAGGACTGGCGTCTCCGGATGCGGCGGATGCGATTGCTGTGACCTTTGCTTTTCCGGTGAGTAGTGATGTAATGGGTGTGTCGTATGCCGTATCAAATTCGCACTATGCCTTGCCCACGGTAAATTTTTGGAGATAGATTGCTGGGTGGGCATACACACGGTAAACTTTTGGAGATAGATTCAATGGCACGTATTTCTAATGAGACTAGGTTGAGCAATGTTCATCAGGATGCGTTGCAGGCATTTGATGATATTCAGAGTTCGTTGCGGGATGAGCGCTTGCAGTGTTTGCAGGATAGGCGGTTTGCGACGATTGCTGGTGCGACTTGGGAGGGGCCGCTGGGTGAGCAGTTTGAGAACAAGCCCAAGTTTGAGGTGAATAAGATTGCTCTGGCGATTACACGGATCATCAATGAGTACCGCAATAACCGGGTGAGTGTGGATTTCATCAGCAAGGATGGCAAGGATGCGACGAGCCTGGCTGATACGTGCAACAAGCTGTATCGGGCGGATGAGCAGGACAGCACGGCGACTGAGGCGTATGACAATGCT